GGCAGACAAAAAGTCATTAGTAGAGGAAGCACTTCTTCAGATGAAAAATCTTGAAGATGTTGTTACTGAAAACGCAAAAGGAATACTTGCTTCGACTATGAAGGAAGAAATCTCTGAATTGGTAAAAGAGTCTTTGAAAAAGAAGGCTAAAAATAAATTAAAGGAACAAGACGAACCAGATATGGATTCTGAGGAAGAAATGGATATGGATTCTGAGGAAGAAATGGATATGGATTCTGAGGAAGAAATGGATATGGATTCTGAAGAAGAAATGGATATGGATTCTGAGGAAGAAATGGATATGGATTCTGAGGAAGAAATGGATATGGATTCTGAGGAAGAAATGGATATGGATTCTGAAGAATTTGACATTGATGTAGAAGATGATGTGGTTGAAATACCAGACAACGCTTCTATGGAGGATGTTCTCAGTGTATTCAAAAAAATGGGTCCGTCAGACAGAATAATTGTTAAAAAAGAAGGTGATAAAATTCACCTTGACGATGAAGATGAAGATGTTGAATATATCATCTCAACCAATGAATCAATTTCCGAAGCCGAGACTATGTCTGATAGTGATCTTGATAAACTTATGAATGATATTTTCTCAGAAGAAATGGATGATGAAATGGATGAGGAAATGGATGAAGAAATGGATGAAGTTGTATATGAAATCTCGATGGACGAGGAGGAAATGGATGAAGAGGAAATGGACGAGGAGGAAATGGACGAAGAGGAAATGGATGATGTCGAAGAGACTATGCACGAGTCCAAGTTCGGTATGAAACCTATTATGTTTTCAGATTGGAAAAAAGGTAAAGCTCTTGGTACTAAAGCTGAGACAAAAGAGTCAACAACTACCAAACCTAAAGAAAAAGAAAAGGTAAAAACTGATAAGGAAAAATCAAAAAGTCCTTTTCATAGACCAGGTGAAAAAACAGCACCTAAAGCTAAAAAAACTGAAACCAAAGAAGGTATGGGTAAAATTCAACCAACAGGAAAATCTAAAGGTGTTGGAATGAATCTTTCACCAAAAAAATTCGAATACAAAGAAGGAAAAAAACATGATATTTCTGCGGTTGAAAGAAAAATAGCTGGAGCTTTTTCTAAGGGAGAAACTAAGGAAGCAGCTAGAACTCTAGGTAATGGAACAAGAAATTACGCCTTGAGAAAGGGTTTACCAAAGATGAAAGTCATCCCTAATTCTGCGATTAAAGAAGAAGTTGAATCATTGAGACAAAAAAATGTTGAATATCAAAAAGCATTGAATGTATTCAGAGAAAAACTTAATGAGGTTGCTGTATTTAACTCGAACCTAGCGTATGCAACAAGATTGTTCACAGAACATTCAACGTCAAAACAAGAAAAAATCAACATCTTGAGAAGATTTGATGATGTAGAGACAATTAAAGAATCTAAAAGTCTTTACAATGCCATCAAAAACGAATTAACTAGTTCAATTAATAATGTGGTAACAGAATCAATGGAAAAAATTGAAAAAACACATACTTCAGGTTCATCACAAAATTTAATTGAATCTAAAACTTATGAAAATCCTCAGTTCTTGAGAATGAAGGATATCATGACAAAAATAAACAAATAAACAAAACTAAATAAAAAAAAAATGGGTGCATTTTTAGAAAGCGGTCTAGTTGGTAATATCGGGTTGAAACACCTTAAAGTTATCAAAGAAGACACAATTAACAAATGGGATAAACTAGGTTTCTTAGAAGGACTAAGAGGCCACATGAAAGAAAACGTTGCTCAATTATTTGAGAACCAAGCGTCTTTCTTGATAAACGAAGCTTCATCAACTTCAGACAGCGGTTCATTTGAAACTGTTGTATTCCCTATCGTAAGAAGGGTATTCTCTAAACTTTTAGCGAACGATATCGTATCGGTTCAAGCTATGAACTTACCAATTGGTAAATTGTTCTACTTCGTTCCAAAGATTCAAGGTTATTCTGGTGCTACAGGTAATAATGATTTAGGTTGGAATGGGCAGAGTGGTGACCACTATGCTCCGATCGGATCACCCGGAAACTATCCTGGTAATCAAAATGCTGGTTACACTGTTGCTGATAGTAATGGTACTTACAATCCTTACTACAAGAAAGATCTTTATGATTTATTCTATGAAGGTGACGAAGCAACTCTTAACCCTCCAGGTCTTTTTGATTACTCGAAAGGTAAGTGGACAGCTGTTACAGCTACAACTGTCACTGTTGCTTGGGATGCAGGTGGATCTTTAGTAGTTTCAGGTTATGGTTCAACTGATTATCGTAAGGTAATCTTGGCTATGAGCGGTTTCTCAAATGCTGGTGCTGGTCAATTAATCGGACCAAATGGTAACACAATGGACACCGAAGAATTCCTTTCAGGTTTGAACATTTTTGGTGCATATGGTAACACAACAACAGCAAGTCAAGCACTGGGTGCTGGTAATCCTTATCTTTTCAGAGTTGTAACTCAGAAATATGGTAAAGGTATTGTGCAATATGGTACACAAACGAACACAACATGGCCAATCGGAAATAACTCTGGTGGTGCATACAACAATGTATGTGATGCTAATGGTGTTATTTATTTGGAAGTCGATCTTCAACAACCTGTTTGTATTTCTTGTGGACAAACCACACCTGATGGTTATACAGGTTCAACATTCTCTTCGTCAACTGCGAATAACAATGCGTTCATCGCAATGTACAGAGTTTATAAAGAACTTGAATTTGAAGACCAAATTGGTGAAGTCTCCTTTGATTTGGAGTCAGTAACAGTTTCTGTTACCGAAAGAAAATTAAGAGCACAATGGTCACCTGAACTTGCTCAAGACGTTTCAGCGTTCCACAATATTGATGCAGAAGCTGAGTTAACAGCTCTTCTTTCTGAACAAGTTGCTGCTGAAATCGACAGAGAAATCTTAAGAGATTTGAGAAAAGGTGCTGCTTGGAATTTGAGATGGGATTACAATGGTTGGAAGAGATTAGCTTCTACTGGTACAACTCCTTATACTCAAAAGGATTGGAATCAAACACTTATCACCGCCATCAACCAGTTGTCTGCACAAATTCACAAGTCAACTTTAAGAGGTGGTGCTAACTGGATCGTTTGTTCTTCGGAAATTTCTGCGATTTTTGATGATTTGGAATACTTCCACGTATCAAATGCGGCTCCTGAGCAAGATCAGTACAATATGGGTATCGAAAGAATCGGTACACTTTCTGGAAGATATCAGGTTTATAGGGATCCATACTTCCCACCAAACCAGTTGATCATCGGACACAAAGGTACGTCATTGTTAGATACAGGTTACATTTACGCTCCGTATGTACCTCTACAATTGACACCTACAATGTACAATCCATTCAACTTTACACCTATCAAAGGTATAATGAC